AGCGGAAGCCGAAGCTCCATACTGGAACGAACGCCAAGTGCCCGCCGTCGTGCTGTTGCTGGTCAGGTAGATCTGGAACGTCGCACCGCTCGGAACCGCGCATATTTGCGTGCCGGTATAGTCCTTAACCGTGTAGGTGTTGGCGCCGACGTTGTTAAATAGAACCGTTTCGCCAGTCGATGCCTGAGTGGCATTCGGCATAATGAGCGAAAGCCCGCCAGAGACGGCATTAACGTCCATGATGGCCGCCACGACATTGGTAGTCGGAGCCGCCTCCAGCGGCCAGTCCAACGCCTGATCAATGGTCAGTGAGACATAACGATACGAGACATCGCTCGGATAGATCGTCGTGCCACCGAATGTTTGGGTGTAAGTTGAGGTCATGTTCAAGCCTCTCGCCGGTTCGTAGACCGGTCAACAATCTTCTGTAGATCTTCGCCGTTCAGCGCCGCTAGCGACCGGTCATAGTAGGACTGCCACAACTGCACGCGCTCGTCGTCCTTAACAAACGGCGTAGCCTCAACCAAGGCTCCGTACAACAGCAAGTTCGGCGCAAACTCCGTCAGCCAGTTGGTCTGGTTTGTGTCGTCCAGCAACGGCGGCAGTTCGTAATAAAGCACTTCCAGCGGATAGTTGGCATCCGGGGTCGGCGCAAAGATCCAGTGCTTATAATCGTAGTCCGCGTAAAACTGCGGGCCACCCGTGGTCGTTTCGTTTGGCCAGTAGGAGCGGATGTACTCGTAGGATCGGGCAAACACCGGGGTGTGCACATTGTTGTTAGTGCCGGTGCCGTAGTTGATGCTGATGGTGTCGCGCCACCGATCCGGCTTCGGGTAAACCGCTACCCCGGATTGCAAGGTTGTATTGACTACGGTCTGGAAGCCTTGAATCTTCAGCTCACGGGCGATCCGCCGCTCGGCCAACGTAATTAGCCGGGGAATCTGCTCGTAAACAATAGGGTCGGTCGCACCACCGCGTTCAAGGTAGTTGCGGATGTCCGACTGCAAACTGGTAAATGTCATCGACGCAGGCATAAACCTCTCCTAAGTCCCGCGTCTTACCAGTCGGGCAAGACTATTTGGGCGCAATTATACCTAATTTACGACAAGTATACCCTCTGTTCGTCCAGACGGCGCTTGACGAGGCCGGGGAGCACCTTACCCGCAGCCTTGGTCCACTTCATAAATTCTGCCGCAGCCCCTTCAAAGTCGCCTCGGTTAGTCTTCATCCGCAGCGAACTACGTTGCAGATTGCCAAGGCCCACGTTGAAGGAAAAACTGACCAGAGCATCGAAGACTCCCTGACGGCCAGCAGCAGCAGGGCAAAGTCGAAGAACACCACGCTCGAACCGGCTAAGGTCTTTAGCCAAAATAGCGTCCACCTCTCCCATGCTAAGGATGCGATCCCAGCCCTCGGGTACCGGTAGATTCTTCCGCTCCTCATACTTCACCGCAGCGTGAGTAGGGTCAATGACATGGCCGACGCCGACAGTCCACAAGAGAGCGGGACAGCGGTAAGGCTTAGTCCGCAAACCCTCGTGGTGTTTGATCATCTCAATGGCGGCGGCAGAGACTTTCACTTCTTGCCAAAAGCCTGCGTCCCGAACCAGAAGGCAATTATGCTGCTTAGGATGAGCATCTCGTCATCGGAGAACACATTCTCCATCGCCACAGCAAACGCAACGCCTTGGTTCCATGCGTACCAGATTCCTGCAAGGTTGAGCGCCACAAGTTCCAGCACAAAAATATAAGTAACCACCGGTCGAACCGACGCCCGCAGGTTAATCATCCACTGGCTGGCGCCCTTGCCAATTTCAATGTCGTGCTGGTACAGAGCTTGACGTTCTTCGCCAGCCGTCTGCGTCTGGATCTGCTCCAGCTTGATTTCTTCGACGCGAGCCTGAGCAATGAAGCCGCGTTCAGCCAAAGCTAACTCGCGCTCCTTCTGTGCAGCGACAAGGGCGAGTTCATGCTTCTTATCCTGACGGTCCTGAAAGATCTCAAGAATCTTCGGCAAACCGCCCGCAAGGAACGAGAGGAAGGTACTGATCATGGTCATCATTTGTTGCGCTCCTCCATCAACTTGACCCGCACTTGCAAGTCATGGATGTCTTCCATCAGATCGTCCTTGAGTTCCTGTCGCTTGGCCGCGCTCAACGGGCTGTCGGTCGGTACACCGTCTTCGGTAATAAGGATCGGAACCTTCGACTCGATAGCAATCAAGCGGTTCTGGAACGAGGTAATCTCGCCAAGCAGCCAAGCCACAGCAGCAAGCAAGACCGGGAACAGCATGTCCACGACCTTTTCCATACTGAAACTGGGCTTCTCTTCGCTCATTTGTCCACCTTCTTGTTAAAGAGTTCAAACAGGGTCTTGACCTTCTCTTCCATTACCGCCACGCGCAGATCCAGCTTTGCCAGAACAATGATGAGGGTAATGATGGCCAGCATAATGGGCCACGCTTTGACAAGAAGTTCAATGACTCCGATGTTTTCCATCACTTGTCCATCTTCTCATCAAGCTTGTCAAAGATCTTGCTCAGCATATTCTTGATGTCGTCAATGTCGCGTTGGTACGTGGTTTGAGTCACATACGTCAGCGGCATATTGCGAACGTCCTTATCTAAGCGTTCAATGCTGCGCGTGATCTGATTCAGCGACCAACCTCCGAAGAAAGCTGCTACGCCGACCACGATGTTGAAGAGAACCTGCATTTCCAAGACTCACCCCCAAGGCAGCGGCGGGCTGACAATCGGCGGGCTGATCTGATTGGAAATCTTCTGAGCAACCGCAGCCTCGGTGGCATCCTTATCGACGCCGTTAGCCCAGCACCAGCCAAGCACCGTGGCCTGAGTCAGTTGATCGTAGGGAACAAACGAAGCCCCCTCAACAACCGGGAACGAACAAGTGCTGTACACGCTGTCTGCGTAATTGCCATCGACGCCGTTGCAAGAATAGTGCGCCGTGACAACGTAGTCCTGCTTGCCGTCCACAGAGGGAAGACAGTTAAGGGCCGTGATGACCCAGTTATAAGCAACCATTATTTAGCCTCCTCTGGCTTTGGCAACAAGGGTTCAACCTGATCTTTCAACTTTACCCACAAAGGGTGTGCGCCTTGAGCAGTCGGCAGCGAGCCAATCAAGTTGACGATAGCGACCGCTTCTTCTAGCGTCACTTCAAGATTTATGTTTTCCATAATTACTCTCCAACTACCGGTGGCTCAGCCTTAATCCAAGACTGAGTTTGTTCATTCCAAGAGTACATACTGCCATCATCAGGTTTCGGAACCGGAGCTTCCCACTTCGCTGTTTCGGGATTCAATATCCACGACGGGTACGGAGACTTTGTGATGAATGCGTCAATATCAGGGCGATACGTGAAGCCGATTCCTGCGTAGTTCTTGCGAATATTGCCGTTGTAGCTTGTTTGAAGCCAAGTACCTCCAAACAGTCTTTCGCAAAACGCAATGCCAATGCTTTCCTTCTCAACGCCATTAGCGTCTGAAGTGTCCTTGTTAGATACCACAATGACACGAAGCACTACGTTGTTTGCATCAAGTTCAGCAAAATGAGCCATATCAATTCTCCAAATGCAAAGCGGTCAAGCTTTCTTCTTCACCAACGTAGCCGACCGGAAAGGTGTTAAACGATAAAGATACGCGATCCTCGCCCTGCACGGTTTCAACCATGTGGATAAGGCTTGACGGAAACAGCATCAAGTCACCAGCGCCTACCTCAAACCACCACGAGTCGCTGTTGTACACGTTGTAGTTGTCGGTCGGCAGTTTAATCTGCTGATACCCGTCTTTGTAAAAGTGAATCTTATCTCTCTCACGCGCTGCCTTTAGGTACAAAACGCCTGAGATAAACGAGTTGGGATGCGCGTGTTTGTGGTGGTACTGACCGGGCTTGGTGTAGTTCAGCCACGATTGCGTCAGGCGCAGCGATACGTCGTGTTTTGGTGCGTAGATAGAACGCAAATACTCGGACACGCTTGCTTCAACAAACGCCTTGAGGCTTGCCATCGTGTCGTGCCGAAGAACGTAGCGATCATCGCTTGTCGTGTTGCCTTGGTTTCTATGAGTTGACTGGCTATCAACAAACGTAATTTCCTCGGCAGAAAAGTCTCTACCAAGTTCAAACTTGGCAACAGCAGTTGGGAAAAGGTTGTATGTAATCAAGCAGCGTATGCCTGTTCAATATCCGACATCTGCTTCTCAAAAGCAGCCTTCTGTTCAGGAAGAAGAACCGTGTTGATACTGTCTTCAAACGCCTTGATCTTCTCAATCGTCTCCATTACCTCTTCAACCGAAGGCTTCGGGCGCGGATCATCCCAGCGTGTAAAGCCAAGGCCGCCCGTCCACTCCCACTTTGCACCGGGGCGAAGGAGATGAACCGCCGTGTCGATACCAACAATCATGTATGCCTTCATACAATTATCCGTTCAGTTTGATAATTACGATTCCAGAGCCGCCGTTGGCTGCATAAGAACTGCCACCGCCACCACCGCCGCCTGTGTTTGCAGTGCCGGGCTGATTTCCTTCATAGACCTGAAGAGCGCCTTGGCCGCCGCCACCGTCGCCGCCCAAGCCTCGGTTGGCAGTTTGATCAAACGTCGCTCCGCCGCCGCCGCCAGCGTAAGTTACGGACGCGCCAGAAATTGACGACGCCGTTCCGTCTCCGCCGTACCCAGCAGCATCGGTATTACCTACTTCTCCGGCACCGCCGCCACCACCGCCGTGATAAGGCCCCGCTATGCTACCAGCGCCGCCGTTACTGCCTTGAGACGGAGAGGTACTTGGGGTGTTTCCCGTGCCACCGGCTTGGGAGGAATCAGTCTGTACTCCGCCAACCTTGTTGTACCCAGCACTGCCACCGCCGCCGGAGCCTCCGTTGTTTCCGACGCCATTTGCACCACCACCACCACCGCCGCCAGCAGCAGTTATAGTGCTGAAAGTGGAAGAACTGCCGTTACCCCCGGCTACTTCGTCAATAACTCCGACGCCGCCAGCGCCTACGGTAACCGTATAAGAAGTTCCGGCTGTAACCGCAAGTCCTGTTCCGGTACGAAACCCACCAGCACCGCCGCCTGCGGCAAGCCAATATCCATTGTTATTTGGATCTGAAAAGTAAAATGAAAGATCTGTTGTTCCGCCGCCACCGCCAACAACAAGGTAGTCAACCGTAGTTACGCCCGTTGGAACGACAAACGATCCACTTGCTTTGAACGTCAAAACCTGTGGTAGCAAAGCCAAATATTTGATGATGACGATGCCGGAGCCGCCGTTGCCGCCTGCAAAAAATCCTCCGTTGTATCCACCACCGCCTGCGCCACCGCCTAGGTTTGCAGTGCCGTTGTTTCCAGCAGAACTTTGATTTCCATTTCCGCCGCCGCCAGATCCGCCAGCAGAAGCTCCAGATGGAGCAAGCACTGATCCACCAGCACCACCACCGCCACCACCAGCATACGTTACGCTGCTGCCAGAAATAGATGAGGCTGTGCCGTTTCCTCCAGTTCCAGTCGCGCCCGGAACGGCTCCATTTCCACCACTTGCAGAAGCGCCACCTCCGCCACCTGCAACAACATATCCGCCGGGGCCAGTAACTATTCCACTGCCACCATTGTTTCCTTGGGATGGGGAAACAGTCGGGGTATTTCCCGCTCCGCCGGGACGAGAGGCAAGATTTGCCGCGGACGAACCGCCGCCACCAGATCCTCCATCTCCACCAGCGGATAAGGTTTGTGGAAATGGAGCAGTGTCATTATAGCTGCCTCCGCCTCCTCCACCAGCTGATGTAATGGTGCTGAATACAGAGTTGTTACCTGATGAAGCGCGAGCCTCAGTTGTTGCTCCATTACCACCAGCACCGACTGTGATGGTGTAAGAAGTTCCGGCAGTTACAGCAAAACCAGTACCTGTGCGGAACCCACCGGCTCCGCCACCGCCACCCAAACGCCCACCACCACCACCACCAGCGACGACAAGGTATTCCACCTCGGTCACACCAGTCGGCGCAGTCCAAGATCCAGACGCGGTAAATGTCTGAATGATCGTAGACTTCGCTTTGATCGCCCCGCCAAGGAGCAGCATCATGATTCCGGACATGTGTTAGCTCACGTTTCCGTTGATGACACACAGCGACGGGTTGATGAACAGCACGGTTGCCACACCGCGAGTAGACAGCGTAACCGAAGCGCGATCCGTGTTTGTTCCACCAACGTATGCCGTTGTGATCGGGCAGTTCAAGCTGATGTTGCCGGTCGTGTTGTTGAAGACCGAAACCACATCACCCGTAGCAAACGTATCGTTCGGCACCGTGACAGAGCCGCTCGTTCCCACCTGAACAAACTGACCAACGTCTGTAATCGCCAGCGTGTAGGCCGAAGTCTTTTCAGATCCGGTGCGCGGGATGGCGCGAACATTGCCAGAGACATCAGAGATAACACCGCTTCGACCCGATACATCTGTCGTGGTGCCGACGAGGAAGTTGCCGGTTGATGTGAATCTTCCGCGTTCAACGGCGCCTGTAACGTCATAGAACGAAATTTGACCGACAGTACCGGTATACAAAACCCATTTACGAACTGCCTCTAAATAAAGGCTAGCAACGTTGGGATTCTTAATATAAACAGTTGTCTCTACGCCAGAAATTGCATTAAAGCCAGAGGTAGCCCCAACACCCAAATTCCCCGACGCATCAAGCGTCATCGCCTGCGTGAACGAGATGGTGTTGCCTGCGGTGCCGGAGGGGGCAATTTGCCAAGCAAAATTACCAGCCGATGTTAAACAATACGCAGCATAACCATTTGCTGTGTATCTCCAGTTTGACCCATCGTAATATGCATTAGAACCAGCGTAATAGGCCTCAGCAACACCATGTCCGGCGCTAAAACCAGTCAGCCCAACTTGCATGGCTTTTAGGGTTCCCCACGCACTCGGCGTGACCCCGAGGCCGAGGCTGCCGGAGGCGTCAAAAACTCCTGCCTCCGCTCCATTGGTTACAAAACGCAAAGAGTTTGTAGAGTGGTTATACCCAACCTCACCAATAGTGGCGCTTTCAGGGTCGCCAAATTTAATGCGAACTTGAGACGTATTTGGGCCAAGTAAGGTCAAGTCATTAGCGACTGAATCACTACCAGAAATTCTTGCAACGCTGAAAGTGTTTGTGCTTGTTGGTGCGCCAGACTCTGCAACATCCAACTTATACGCCGGACTGCTCGTGCCGATGCCTAACCCGGTGCTGGTGAGGCGCATGAGTTCGCTTGTACTGCCAGCGTCCGTCACCGTTCCAAAAGTAGTAATGGATGATGCAGACCCAATGTAAGTATTGTTGTCCGCTCCGTCTCCATTACCCATCGTCAGATAAGAGAATCCCGACGAAGATTTAACTTGCAAAAGGTTTCCGCTCAAATTTGTATTCGGCGCGTTAGTTGGATTTCCAACTTTTAGCAGCGACCCCGTAAAACTTAACGCACTCCCACTCGTCGCCACCTTGCTGCCGTTCAGATACAACACGCCGTTGGCCGTGCCGCCGGTAAGCGTCAAACTGCTCGGGTTCGTGCCCAACTCAACCACCGCGCTTGCGGAAGTCATAGTGAACATGCGCTTGTCTGCCGTGTTAACAGCAACTTCAACGCCGCCTGCCAAATTGGTCAGGTTAGCCGTTGTCGGGACCGCACTCGCGGTATCGCTTTTCTTCAAAAGAATCGTGGGCATTAGTAGGTGCCTCCGCTAATAGTTCCCGTTGAATTGGTCAGGTTCACGAGAACGCTGCTTCCAATCGAACCGCCAGTTATTGAAACACTATTGGCATCTTGGGTTGCCATTGTACCCAAACCCAGCGCCGTTCTAGCGCCAGACTGCGTAGATGCCCCAGTACCGCCGTTAGAAATAGACAAGGTTCCCGCCAGCGTCAACAAACCGCTGGTTGTGATTGGACCGCCAGACAGCGTAAACCCGCTGACCGTGCTAGATCCGTCAACACTGGTAACCGTACCACCCAAGCCTGTCGCGGCAATCGTGATGCTGCCGGTGCCAGAGGTGATAGTGACGCCAGATCCCTGAGTCAGGGTCGAAAGATTAAAGCCAGCGCCATTACCAATGAGCAATTGCCCGTTGGTCGCGGCGGATGACTGTCCAGTGCCGCCATTGAGCACGCTAACCGGAGTCTCCAGCGAGAACACCGTTGCCGTCAGGCTCAGGCCGTTGCCAGCCGTGTAAACCTGCGAGTTGCTAAAGAGCGAGAACGAGATCGCCGTCGAGCCGAAGGTAATGGTTCCGCTATTGGTGTTGACCCAAGCAGATCCCTTGTTGTTCGTGCCGCCAGTCGTGAAGAAGTAGCTACCCGCGTCCAAGCCGACTGTTGACTGCTCAATGTAGGTGTCCGCATCCGAGGAGCGGGTCATTACATACTGGGCGCTGGTGCTACCGGCATTGGTCACGACATAGACGCCGTTTCCAACCGGGTTCGAGCAGTCCTGAATCAGCACGCGGATGGTGGCCGAGGCTACGGTGCCGTCGATGACCAGCGTCCCGTTAGCAACCGAAGTCAGCGTGGCGCTAACACCAGCCGTGCCGTTGTTGTACGTGTCAGTACGCGAAGACCCCGGCGAAGTGGAGAGAACCACTGCCTCGTGATAGTGCAAGCCCGTGCTCGCAAGATCATCCACGTACTGCTTGTTCGCAGCATCGGTGCCGGTGTTTGGCGTGTTGACGTTGCTGATAACGCCAGAGCCATTGATCGTGATGACGGAGTTCTTTAGCAGCTTGCCCGTGGCTCCATCGAACAGCGAGATAGCCCCGCTCGTCGCACCAGCCGGACCCACTACATCAGCCGTCGAGCTGTTGGTAACCGTGAAGCTCGGGTAGGTGCCGCTGACGGAGATGTTCGTGCCAGCAGTCAAGACAACCGTCTGGTCCGGCAGCGTATTGGTAATCGTGAAGCTCGGGTACGTTCCCGTTACAGAAATGGCCGTGCCATTAGTCAGCGTGACCGACTGGTCCGGATCAGTATTAGTGATCGTGAAGCTGGGGTATGTTCCAGTGACAGAAATGTCTGTGCCGCTGGTAATGACGACCGTCTGATCCGGAGCCGTATTAGCCAGCGTAATGGAGCCAGTCGCGTTCGTGACCGATACGCCAGTACCAGCCGTCAAAGCCGCCAGCGTGTACCCAGAGCCGTTGCCGATAAGCAACTGACCATTGGTCGCCGTACCGCCAAGTCCCGTACCGCCTGCGCTAATCGCGAGCGTACCGCCAAGCGTCAAAGTTCCCGCAGCCGTAATAGGACCGCCAGAAACCGTCAGCCCCGTTGTACCGCCAGAGCCATCGACACTTGTAACCGTACCGGCACCCGTGATCGTTAACCAAGTCGGTGCGCCAGCGCCATTTGAAGACAGTACCTGTCCCGGTGAGCCAACCGTCGTAAGATCAAAATTAGTTCCGCTGGAGTAAACATCTGCACCGGCAACCGGAGCCATGGCTGAGCCAGTACCACCGCGACCCATCGGGAGAACGCCAGATGTTTCCGATCCATCGCTCAGATCAACCGCCGGGTGAACGTGATCCGCTCGTGCCGGGTTCTCAACCGTACCAGCCGAAGGCGAGCCAAGCGCAGACGGGATCGTGCTCGAATACGCAATCGACAGCGTGCGATCCGCCGACAGGTTACCGCCACCAGCAAGGCCAGCACCTGCAACGATCTGGCGGTTATCAGGCACATAGCCCGAGATGGAAATCCCTGATGTGCTGACACTAGTAACGCGGCCCTTGGAGTTCACCGTCACTACCGGGATCGCAGAGCCAGAACCATACGTTCCAGCAGCCACACCCGTGGTATCCAGTTGATCGTTTCCGATGCCACCGTTAGCTACCGCAATCGTCAGGTTTGCAGACAGCGAACCACCGCCAGTTAAGCCAGTTCCCGTATCAACACGACGCGAAGCCGGAACCTCGACGTTACCTTGGATCTGGCTGAACTGAACCTTGTAGGTCGTGCCCGAAATAACAATCGGGAAATAGCCAGCCGGGTCCGCAACCGGAGCTTCGGGCAGCTGCGTAATTCGTGTCGGAATCAAATTTGTGGGGACGTTTGACATGCTTTTTACGGCTCCACGTAATCGTCAAAGTTTTCGGTAGTAACAAACGTGTTACCGTCTTCGCTGATCAAGCCAGCCGGATCTGTCGCTACCGAGACATCGGGCCGTACAAACGGCAACGTAATGCGTTCAGTCTGCCGAGCCGGAAGCCGGTACGGATCAAGCTCGTCAACATCTACTCGACACACGCGCAAACCCGGATAGTTCGGGTCCGGCATCAACTCGCCAATCGGAAACTTCCGACTACAACGGTCGCAAATTCCAATTCCCGCCCAAGCTAGTCCGCGTGTATCTAAAAATAAACTCATCGGGTATACGGGCTAATCAACGGTGCCCAGTAAATTGGGCTGTTGTCCCGCTCCTCGTTCTCGGCCTGTGCCAGCGCCTTCTCGGCCTTGGCTTCCAAAATCGGCATCAACTGCGCATCGACTTCCGGCGTCTCTTCGGCCAGCTTCGAAGCGAGCAACGCGACGATGGCATCAAACCAACGCTGCGGAACATCCAGTTCCTGCGTCATGGTGCCAACGTCCTGAATGTAGCGATGTCGCCACAACACGATTTGCTGAGTTTCCGCAGCCGCATTCGGTACCGGCCACAAATGCATAATTGGCTGATTCAACTGACGGTCAAACCAGAACTGCAAAGGTCGGCCAAGGAAGAACTTGTTGGGCAGCGCCGTGTAGTCATCGCGATTCAATCGCGCAATAGGGATCTCTGTGGGCGTGTTCCCGAAATAGACATCCGTGGCCGATAGGGTCCCGCTCGTAGCACGAACGCGGAAATAGTTGTTGGTGGTCGTAGCGTTGAAGTCTACCCAGAGCCACTCGCCAGCTACCTGAGTCGGAGCCGTGGTGCTTTCCTCGGTCGGAACCGAAGTCCAAGTAGATCCAGTAACCGACTGCTCAATAACAAACGGAACAGCCGCTGCGCTCCACAAAATGCCAACCGTCGTCAGCGTCGTGCCACCAGAGACAACCATCGTGACCGTAGTCGAGCTAGTCGTCTCGGTGCCAGTAACTTCCTGCAAAGTGCGCAAGTTAGTATTGAGAACATCCACCGTACCCAACGGCAGCGTCACAGCGCCATTGCCCTCGTACAGCGGCATAATCAATTTCTCAATACACCAGAGCTGAACGCCCCGGTTCGCGAGATTAGACAGGATCAGGTAAAGCTGGTCGTTCGCAACGTCGATCATCTCGGAAGTGATCTGCTGCGCGCCCAGACGACAACGCCTAAAGGCATGGTCAATGACCTGCCTCGTCGTGAACTGAGTCGTCGA